CGGAACTATTGATGATTTTATAATCGATAGATATAATCAAGTTACCATCGCTAAGGAATTTTTGACTTTTGGGTATGTTTATACACCTGAAGATAAAACTTCGGATCTTGTTCCTTATAGAAGTATAAAGGAATGTAATTTCTTAAAGAGAAATTTTAGATTTGAAAGTATTATGGGACGTATGGTTGCTCCATTGTCCTTAGATACCATTCTTGAAATGGCCTTTTGGACTAAGAAGGGTCAAAATGCTAAACAAATTACGTTAGATAACGTTGACAATTGTCTGAGTGAACTTTCCCTACATGATCGTGAGACATTCCAATTTTGGTCTAAGCTTATCGTTATGGCTAGTAAGGATTTGTTGAATTACACTCCAAATTGCCCAAACCAGGAAGTGCTTTTAATTAAGTGCTCCGGGTGGAAGGCGATTTGGTAGGTGTGTGGGTGAGCCCGTGTCACGGAAACGTGGTTGCGGGTGTGAGTGCCTATGGTATAAATTTTTTATAGTTGTAGGTGTGTGTTCAAGAAATAGTGTGATCTTGCTGTCGTAGGTGAATTCTGGGTTAATAATATGACAGTACTGCTGCTAGATCTTTGGCCTTTCCTATTTAGGATTAACCCTCAAGATGGGCCGGTTAACCACCAATATCTAGAGGACCCCAGTACGATTTTTAGGCTTGAGTCAGCCTTTTAATTTAAATTTGACTTGCTACAAATATACAAACAAAAGCAAATGTTACAGCTGGCGAGCTGGACATCACTGCCATGGATACGCTTACCTCAACGACTAACATGGTCAATGAGGATACAGTTAAGTTAACAACTAAACTTGCCCCTCTAAATTTATCATCTCTTCTTCGTAATGACGTTCGGTCTGGATTTGACCAGGATATTCGTAAATACTTAGAAAAGCCAGTTAAAATTAGAACTGGTACCTGGAGTTTAGCTACTTCAGGTACATTCATTGGAATTGACGTTCCCTTTGAATTATTACAGCACACGCTATATAAAGACAAAATCCAAGGTTATTTAGGATTTCGTGCTACTACAGTCTTTAGACTACAAGTGAATGCTCAGCGTTATGTGCAAGGTCGTCTAATTATGCATTTCGTTCCACAAGGTCAAATCCCCGGTACTTACGTTAATGCTAGAAATCGTTCTAGAATGACAATTACCCAACAACCAAACGTTCAATTTGATGCTAATTGTGATACTGAAGCTACTCTTGAAGTGCCTTATATTGGTCCTACTACATATTATAATTTATTAGATGGTACTGGACCATGTGGTACGCTTCATGTTAGTGTTTATTCTCCATTGTTAACAGGTTCTGGTGGTAACTCTGATTCAGAGTACACTCTCTGGGCTAGTTTTAAAGATATTGAATTAATCACTCCTACTGTCCCTACTACGTTCTTTGATCCTGAACAATTGTTAATTACACAGGCTGGAGGTGACTTTAAGAGAGCCCGTGGTTCTAGAAAGACCAAAACTCCTGATGTTTCTGTTCCTGATCAGGAATTAGCTGGCAGTAATGCTGGTATAATTTCTGGTCCACTCAAAGCTATTGGGACTGTAGCCACTTTTGCTAAAGGTATACCTTTACTTTCTGCGATTGCTGCTCCTGTTGCTTGGGTTGCTAATGCTGGTTCATCTATTGCTTCCTGGTTTGGTTATTCCAATCCGCGTGTTCAATCTCCTATCACTAGAATGTCAAAAAGTGTTTTTCCTTATATGTCCAATTGTGATGCTGGTGATTCTTCTTATACTCTTGGGGTTTCAGGTGCTAATTCAGTATCTGTACTTCCTGGTTTTGCTGGTTCTGATGTTGATGAGAATGCTATTGCTTATATCCTGTCTATTCCTACTTATTTTAAGGAACAAACATGGGCTCATACTGATACTATTGGTACCTTGCTTGGTGGTTTTGACTTGCGTCCTAATACAACCTTTCAAGATGCTGCTGCAACAGATATTGGACCAGCTTTAGATGTGACTTATCAAAGGTTCACTCCTGTTGGTTTCTTTAGTCATATATTTAAGTATTATAAAGGCTCAATTACCTTAACTATTAAGGTTGTCAAAACTGAATTTCACACTGGAAGACTTGTTGTAGCTTATGCTCCTGGAGTTCCTGCTGGTACTAGTTTTCCACTAGCTGATAGTGACTATTTATATCGTGAAATTAT